GTTGGTATTGAAACTCTTTCGGTTGGTGTGTTGCACCCACTTGCCCTCACCTCATTCTCTATCTAATAAGGAACCACCATGCCCATTGACTACACGAGTAGGGACTTTAGTTCCGTAAAGAATGATCTGGTTAGGAGAGCGAGGGTTTCTGTCCCTGAATGGACGAGTGGTGGTACATCTGACTTCGCCATGACCCTGATCGACCTGTGGGCATACGTTGCCGACATCCAGAACTACTACCTAGACAGGGCATACTCAGAGTCTTTCATAGACACGGCCACGCAATCGTCCTCCATCCATGCCTTGGCACGGATGCTTGGCTACACACCCAACCCTGCTGTGTCCGCTACTACCAGCGTGTACCTGTACAACGCCACTGCCGCAGCCGTAACTATCCCCAAGGGCACCATGTTCTATGTCCCGTCCACAACGACTTCTGACGTTGTGTACTTTACGTCAACGACAGAGGTAAGCGTCGCTGCTAATACCTCCAGTGGTAACGGGCAAGCGGTGGCGGTGATTGAAGGTAGGGCCGTAGCGGAGACACTCACTACTAACTACTTTGGTGACCCGTCTGGCACATTCAAACTGTCTGAGTCAGGGGTCATTCCGTCGTCACTGGGGTTGACAGTAGGCACTACTACGTATACGCACACTACTCGACTGACCGAGGCAGCAGCGTCATCTCCGGCGTTCACATCCATCACTAACAGTGTGGGAGACACGGTAATCGTCTTGGGCAATGGTATTAACGGGCTAGTACCTCCCGGTGGTAGCACAATCAAGGTGGAGTACAGGGTAGGTGGAGGCAGTAAAGGCAACGTAGCGGCTAATGCCATCACAGAGATGAACGCCCCACTGACAGGAATAACTATTAATATCTCTAATGTCGCTGTAGGGGGTACCAACCCAGAAACATTGGCTTCTATCAAAGCCAACGCTCCTTCTGTCAAGCGCACACAGAACAGGGCAGTGACCCTACTTGACTATGAGTCCTTGGTTGCAACCTTCCCCGGCGTGGTGAAGTCCTTCACCACCAGCGCTAGCCCTTCGGGAACTACAACTGTCTACTATAGCGCTCTGCCACACTTTGATGACTTTGATACGAGGGACAGTAGCACTGCTGTTTCATTGACTGCTGACTTTGGTACTGCCGGTAACGAAATCAACAATGACCTCCTAACCTATATCACTAAACGATCCATGTTGGGAGTGGCTGTACAACAGATCAACACTACCATTAACTTTGCTGATGTCTACATCGGCTTTAGTGCAGTGAAGGTGCGTGACGGGTACTACCAGTCGGAGGTAACTACTGCTATTTCTGCTGCCATACGTACCATGTTTACGTGGGAGGCTGTTAAGTTTAATCAAACCTTTAGGGTGAGTGACATCCTGTCAAGGGTAAACTCAGTAGTTGGGGTGGAGTACGTGACCCTGAGTAACTTGGGAGCATCTGGCGGTAGCAGTACCGCCGATCACACGATCACCGTTACCAACACAACACAGGTGTACCTGCCTGTGCTTCGCACCATCTCGTACAGCGGTGTTACTGGTGGCCTTGTCTGATGGTTGACTCTCTACGACTACGGGAGACCACCACTGATACTGGTCTACGTTCCACCACTGGTGAAGCGGGACTGAGGTCAGATAACTATGTGGCACCGGTCGTCACAGTCACCGACCCAAGCATTAAGGCTGTGGTCACCGATTATAGTACAGAAACTCAGGAGTGGACAGTAGAGGTTAAGTGGTATGCTGATGAGGCACCAGACTCGTCCACCCCGGTTAGTGGCACCAACATTGCTGAAGTACAGATCCGGTACTCGTGGGAGGGCCCCCCGGAATACTGGAGTGACGGCACACAGTTGCTGCTTCATAACGAATCAACGTCAGCCGCATCTCCGGCGGCACACACAGGGATTAAGCGTGCTCATAATCTAAGTAACTGGCTGTACTACAGCATGTTCTACAAGCGGGTAGACACCAACGGGGCTATCTGGATGGAACGGGTAATGACCACCTCTGTGCTGATTCCACACAAGCACAGCATGGAGACAGTCCTGTGGGGACACATTCCGTCGTACTACCGTGCGCTGGATGGTGAGGTTTCCGTGTCCACACCCAACCCGCTGGAACGCTTTATGAAAGTCTTTGGCTGGGAAGCAGACACCTTTAGGTCCCTGCTAGACGAGTTCGTGGTGTTGAAGGACCCGTATCGCGTTCACTACGACACTCTTACGAGGCTGGCGGCTTCCGTGGGTCTTCAGTTTACTTCTAACGAACTACGCCCGTCCCAAATGCGCGAGTTGATCTACGACTCACACCGACACTTCACCCAGAAGGGGCGTGCGGACGCTTTAATAGACTTATTGTCGGTCATAACGGACTCTTCGGTGAGTTGTAGGGAGTTCTCTACTACCGGGGCTGCTGCGTCTGCCTACCAGCGTGTCAAGATCACGGCTACCGCCAGTAGGATGAACCTCGTTACCAATCCACGCTTCGTTGGTACCCCGTCGTCCAGTGGCACTTGGAACTACCTGTCCAATGCTACCTCTGGGTCCATCACTGTGGACCATAGCGCTGCTACCGGGGTGACCCTGAGCACCGATGGTTCTGGTGCAGGCACTGTTTATTTATTCCCTAGAAAAACAGTGCAGGTGAAGCGCAGCGTCCCCTACTACTCCTCGGTGGTTAGCACCATGACTAACGCTACGGCTAAGTTCAGGTTGTACCGTGAGGAACCAACCAACGCAGGCTCTCTCCCACCACAGTCAACCTACTTTGTCAGCGATGACACGACCAGTGCAGACTATTACAAGACCCTAACCTCTGATGTTAACGCCTACGTGTCGGGGAAGGTTAGTGAGAAGCCCGGGCATAGCCCTATCTCTGGGTTTGCTGAAACACATGCGGTGTATACCACCGGAAGCACACCAGTGAATGGTTCTCTGTTCCGTGCTCGTTTGTACACGGATACTGACATCGCTCTGAGTGGTTACAGCCTGAAACTGACTAGGGAGGACGCAAATCCGTCAAGTGGTAGTAGGTTTGACCGATTCGACTTGGCTGTGAATAGCGGGTTAGCAGATGTCATTACTGCCAACAACCTTACGGTCAATACATCCAACCAAGTTGTTGATGAAGACACTTCCGCCGTGGTCACCAAACTGACCGCCACGGTGGCTGGAGTTGACTACACCCTACTGGTAGACGACGTGACTACGATAGCCTATGCGGCTACAACCCAACTACCATCAGACGACACTGCCACCTTCGGGTTCAGGCCAACTGGTGTGGAGCAGTTGTTCCCTGTTATCGAGGTAACCTTGGCTAACAACTCGTCAGTCACACTGGACAAGTGGATCTTTCAACCGTTCTCTGACGGAGACTACTTTGACGGCACCACATTGGAGGGCTACGCATACCAGTTGGCAGGCTCTGTGTTTAGTGACTTCTACTGGTCGGGGACCGTGAACGATAGCGTGTCCATCTATACACCCATCCGTACGAGGAACCGGGCTGCTATCAGGAAGGGTCTGATCCAGAACCTACCTGTGACGTTGTCCGCTGAGTTGACCTCAGCCAACTATGCGTCAGCCACACAACACGGACACTTCATAGCGTTCGACGCCTCCCCGGGGGACGAACAGGCGTTCGATCCCCACTCATGGGTTGCGGATGTGTATACTGAGGGGACCATCCAGACCAACACCGACTAACCGGGCAGGATATGGACTACATCATCGGAGCACTGGCGGTCTACAAGACCGTCCACCTTCTGGAAATGGCACTCCCACGGCCAGTAGAAACGTGGGTCAAGATAGCCGCCTCAGTGTTGCTGAGTTATGGTGCGGCGGTGATACTCTGGGTTGACCACCTGCCCCTCGCTGGGCTGGGCATCGCAACACTGGCATCAGTGGTTCACGCTGTGCTAAGGTTGCTGACCTTGGTGGGCGATCTGGTTATGCGTCGCACGATTCGATAAGGAGAAGGTTGTGGCAGAAGTCAAGAACTATGTGGTGATCGGGCGTGGAGACGCCCCGGGCGACGTGATCTCAGCGGGCCTGAGGGACTTGGGTAAGGACACCCACTTCTATGTCCCATGGATGGGTGGCAAGTCCACGGAACCATTAGCAGGGATGAAGAAGGTCTACGACTTTCTCGTGGACGCTGGTGCTACGTTCACCATGCTGGCTAAGGCTAGGGACATGCCGCACCCGGCTCTCCTGAGTAACTGCGTCGTGGTGAAGGAGAGTGGCTCTGAGAATCCCGACATGAACTTCACCAACATCCCCCACGACGCCACGGCTCTGATGCTGTGGGCCGACGAGTTGGCCTCTGAACACGAGTGGATGGCGTGCGAGTTCTTCGACAGGGGCCACCCATTGTTGGACCTCACCAACGGTCTGACTCCCATCGAGGTTGAGTTAGATACGACTACTACCCCCCCTGCGGGCGGGTCAGATAGCCCTATTCAGGAAGACGAGATTCCTCCCCTGACTGCTGATGACCTAGAAACAATGCCAGAGGGCATCCGTAAGCAGTTGGACAAGTCCTTAGGCACTGTTGGACAGACCGCTCAGTCCGATGACGAGGAAGAGTCTCTCGAAGGTGCAACGGCTAAGATCCTCCAGTTCGTGAGGAAGGAAGAGACTACTGATGAGTCTCAGTTTGCCACTGTGGTGGTGGTTCTACCCACGGGGAGGTCATTCACCACGTCGGTCCCGCTTCTCAACTTATGGGGCTTGCTAGAAAAGACGGTGTGGCAAGAATAGAGAGTAAGAACCGGGAACGGTGTTAGTGGTGGAACTAAACCATCCCCGGCCCTTAGTGTCTGTGTCTTTCATGGACGACGTACAGAAGTGTACCACATGAGTACCTTCGGTCGTTTCCCCACATGGGCGAACAGTGTACTGCGAGGAAAGTTTACAGCAGTAGCAGCGTTAGTTGAGTTGGTTTGTTTAATGGATAACAAGACCAACCGCATTAGGGTCAGCCATGATCGTTTGGCACAACGCATGGGCTGTTCAGTGAGTACAGCAAAGCGTGCCATCGACACCTTGGTGTCGTTAGGCATCATTGAGCGTGAACAAACCATGTATTCCTCAAACAGGTATACAGTACGGATGGAGATTCCAGTGACAGATTGGGACGAGTGGGAAACACTAGGTGAAGACGACAAAGAGCCCAAAGAGATCGTTGTTAAAGGCCGAGCCCCACGGTTGGTTAAGTTCTTTAGCGACGAGATAGCGATGCACAACCCGATGACCATTCAGCCTGCGGTCAACGGCAAGGCTCTGGGTCGCCACTTCAAGGAGATGCTTGACACTAAGGAAGTGACCGAGTATCAATTAAAGACCATGATTATGTTGTTCGCCACCGACCTAGACCGTGGGGACAGGTCGGTTGGCGACATCCCCCCGTGGCAGATGTTTCTATCGGATAGACAGTCACTACTCAACCGTGTGCGTGAAGGCACAGAGGGAGTCGTCTACGTAGACGACATGGGTTTGGCTGAATGATGCGCCTGCTGCTGTCGGTGTGGGGCTATCTGGGTAGTACTGAGTTATGGTGGGGCCCCCGTGACTGAGTGGCACGGGGTCAAGTACTGGAGGAACCAGTCTAGGGACGAGAGAACTCGTCTGGCTGAGATTCCACCCAGTCTGGCGCACGCCCGCCTCAGCAACTACGATGGTGACCATGAGGCCGTGACAAAGTGGCTTAGTGAGTTCCACGACCACCGTGAGGCAGGAGTAGGGCTGTTGTTTGCTGGCAAGCACGGCTCCGGCAAGTCCCATCTAGCAGTGGCTGCCCTTCGTGGTGCCATCAGGTCGTATCGCCAGACTGGTAGGTACATCACTGCAAATGACTATGTACGGGCACTGGACGACGAGAGGCAGAACGAGGGCGTGCTGCCTGACTCGTACGAAGAGGGGAACTTGATTCCCTACCTCCGCTCGATGTATGACGTTGTGGTGCTGGACGATGTTGATGCCATACGCCAGACCAGTTACGCCAAGAGAGAAATCTCTGATCTACTGTCCAGTAGATGCGCTAAGAAGTTGGTGACCATCATCTCATGCCACGATGGGATAGACAAACTTAAGTTTAATGTTACTGCACAGTTTCATGGGCTGGTGAGGTCAGCCTGTGTACCCGTAGTTCTAACCTCTGGAGACCATCGGAGGGCGATCCGTGGAGCGTAACGATATACAGTCTTCCGCTCCGATCAAGCAGGCGTGCTTGTTTGAGGGGGTGCTGGCTGCCCCCCCTGCCAAGCGTGTCCAGAAGTTGAGAGCGGCCACGGCCAAGAGGCAGCACGAGTGGCACAGGTACATCGGTATGTGGACTCCCTATGAGATGCCACTCAAGTCACTGGTGGATAGTGTCAACCGCAGGGGAATAGGGGTGGAGGTGTACACCTGCCTTGCCTACGGGGTGGAGGACGCCATCGACCGCTGGCTGGCCCGAAAGGGTGTGTCCGTCCCGGTCTATCAGTTTGAGAACATCTATGAGATCCAAGCCGAGATGAAGTTCCACAGCCCCTCCATGAGGATTCACGTTGCTACTGAAGAGCAGGCCCAGTTGCTGGGTCTTAGGGCACGAGTAGCCTCACCCCACAAGGAGTGGGTGCTGTAATGGCTAGTGCAGAACAACTACTCATCAGTAAGGTGCTCAGTGAGCACACTCTGGTCGAAGCCATTGACATGGGCATACAGCCCAAGCATTTCTCTGCCACCTACACAGGTATTTGGAGTTGGTTGCTGGAGTTCTGGCAGTCACACAGTGAGGTCCCCACGGCTAGGGCTTTAGGCACGGAGTACCCCTCCGTGTCACTGGGTGACGCTAGCGGGGAATCCCTGAGTCGCTTGGTAGAAGAGGTCATCGACGGGCACCGTAAGGCCAAGGTGTCTGACCTGATGACTGCGGCCCTGCCGCTACTCAGTGACGGGGACACCAAGGGAGCCATATCTGTGCTGGCCTCTGGGCTACAGGAGGTCGCCGGGGACACCACCACGTCCCGGGATGTGGACTTGGTTGAGCAGTGGGAGTCACGGCTGGACAAGTACGCAGAGATGCGTGATCGTCCAGATAAACTAATGGGGATCGCTACTGGGTTCCCGGGTCTGGACAGACTAACTGCTGGCATTCGTCCACAACAGTTGGTCACGTTTGTTGGCGAAGCCAAACGGGGCAAGTCAATGCTGACGATGGTGATGGCTGTAACTGCCAATATAAATGGTATCTCACCATTGATGGTCTCCTTTGAGATGAGCGCTGAGGAACAGGCAGCACGTCACGACGCTTACCTTGCCAAGGTGTCACACACGGGACTGATGCGGGGGCTGTCCACCAAGGATGAGGTGGATAGACTGAACCGGGAGTTGCGTATACGTAAGAACCGTGCCCCATTCGTTGTAGTAGAGGACCCTGCCTCGTCTACCACGGTCTCTAGCCTTGCTGCCAAGATCAAACAGCACAACCCCGGCATCGTGTTCGTGGATGGGGTCTACATGATGGACGACGAGAATGGGGAGCCGAAGGGTAGCCCACAGGCCCTGACCAACATCACTAGGTCACTCAAGCGGTTGGCCCAGCAGTACAAGGTGCCCATCATCATCACCACACAGGTACTGTCTGCCAAGTTGACCAGCAAGGTATCTCGTCGGGTTACTGCTGACGCCATTGGTTACTCGTCCTCGTTCGTACAGGACTCCGACATAGTTATGTCAGTGGAGAGGGACCCCGACTACGAAGACCGCTCCATAGTGAGGGTCCTACTATCCCGTACCTCACCGCACGGAGAGGTTACAATCAAGTGGGACTGGGAGAACATGGACTTCACCGAAGTAGGTGAAGGCGACGATGACGACGACGAGGATAAAGATGATTTCCACGACTGGTAACGATCTGGCGGGAGCCTTAACCCGGCTTGGTGTGAACGTCACGACTGTGGGTGACTCTGAGATTGGTGGACACTGTCCGGTCCATGCCGACAACAGCCCGTCATGGTCCATGAACATAAACACGGGTCTGTGGATCTGTTATGCCTGTGGCGCTACGGGCAACCTGTCCCAACTGGCCCTACGTCTGTCGGTGAGTAGCGACGAAGCCATGCTGCTAAACCAGTTCATTATCGAGAGCGGACTGGAGTCGCTTAAGGCCACTGGTGTTGGCGAGGAAGTGTTCATCCCCAAGGCTGACGTTGACACCTACCGGGGGTTCCAGCCAGTACCAGAGCAGTTGCTAAAGAGCCGTGGCATGGATGCGAGCGTCGCCCATCGGTACGGACTCCGGTGGGACCCACAGCCACGCCACTGGATCGTCCCAATCGTCTCCCCTTCTGGAGAACTGTGGGGATGGCAGGCCAAGGGTAAGGGTTACTTCAGGAACGTCCCCGTTGGAGTGAACAAGTCTAGGACCCTGTTCGGTCTGGACCGGTTCAGGGCACGCACTGCGGTGTTGGTTGAGTCACCCCTCGATGTGGTACGCTTGGCGTCCGCCCGCCTAGGTATAGGGGTGGGAGGTTTGGCCTCGTTTGGGGCGCATGTCAGCCACACACAGATGTCGCTTCTGTCAGGCAGGGCTGATATAATAGTGATAGCGCTTGACAACGATACAGCAGGGATTACCGCTGCTAAGAGGGTTCACGATGCGTGTCCTCGTCCCCGTGGTGGTATCTCGTTCCTGCGTTACGAACATACGAATGCGAAAGACATTGGCGAGATGACAGACGACGAACTCGAAGAGGCTGTTACTAAAGCCTCCGCCGTTCCTTGGTGGGTACAGTGACGTTCATTGGTACGCTGTACCCCTTCCAAGAAGAAGCCCACGAGTCTATGTGTGACCGTGGTCAGATGATGCTCTGTATGGTCATGGGAGCCGGTAAGACCCCGACCACGATAGCCGCCTTGGAGACCCTGTTTGAGCGGGACGAGATCACCCGTGCCCTGCTGGTAGTCCCTGCCTCTCTGAAATACCAGTGGTTGGCTGAGATCAAGAAGTTCTCCTCGTCCCGTGCTGTGGTCATCGACGGACCACCCAAGGCCAGAGAGACCCTGTGGCGTGCAGCCATCTCCTGTCAGTACGTGGTTGTTAACGCAGAGATGCTACAGAATGACGTTAGTTATTTAGATAGGATACGTATTGATGCTATCGTCATAGACGAGGCCACCCTCATCAAGTCGCCTGCCGCTAAGAGGTCCCGCTTTCTGAAGAAGATAGGTAAGAGGTCACCCTACCGCTTCGCACTAACCGGGCAGCCCATTGAGAACCGCCCCGAGGAACTGTTCTCCATCATGGAGTTCGTTGATCCAACCATTCTGGGACGCTTCGACCTGTTTGATCGCACCTTCATAGTCAGGGATAGGTGGGGCAAACCAACAAGATACCGAAACTTAAACCATCTCCATGAGAGTCTCAGCGACGTGATGTACCGCAAGACTAGGGAGGACATTCAGGATCAGTTGCCCGAGTTAATCACCAAGGTAGTTCCGGTGGCCTTCGACGTGTCAGGGGCCAAGGTATACCGTATGATTACCGCAGACCTGTTGAAGAAGATCAACGAAGCCATTGGCAAGGTGGGGCGAGGCTTTGATCTGTGGAGGCACTACAACTCCGTGGGTGGTGAGGCTCAGGGAGACATAATGTCCCGCATGACGGTGCTTCGGATGTTGTGCGACAATCCAGAGTTAGTGCGTGAGTCGGCTCGTCTGTACAATGAGGACGGGGATAAGGGTAGCGCCTACGCCGACCACATCGTACAGGCAGGGTGGCTTACAGCAGTTCCCAAGTCTCCCAAGTTGGACGCCGCTGTGGAGTACATTAAGGGAATACTGGAGGAAGACCCAGCCAACAAGGTGGTGGTGTTCTCATTCTTTAGACAGAACTTAAGGATATTGGACGAAACCCTCTCCAAGTTCACGACCTGCACCAAGTTCATGGGAGGGATGTCGTCCCACGACAAGGAGCAGTCAAAGAAGAAGTTCTCTGAAGACCCAAACACTAGGGTCTTCCTGTCATCGGACGCTGGGGGCTACGGGGTTGACCTCCCGATGGCGAATCATCTGATAAGTTACGATCTACCGTGGTCGGCAGGGAAGTTGGATCAACGTGAGTCACGTATCATCAGGTTGTCCTCTGAGTTCCCTCACGTCACGGTCACTTCCTTTGTTATGCGGGGTAGTATCGAGGAAAGACAGTACGACATGCTACAAGAGAAGCGTTTAATCAATAGAGCCTTCATTGACAAGGGGTACGATGCCCGTGGTCAGTACGAGATCACCTTGGGCTCTCTATCAGACTTTATGTCATCGGCAGAAGTGTAATGGACGATTGTGAGATGTGGACTATGGATGATGACCTTGCTTACACCCTGAGACTGGTGGAGGAATACAAAAGTGCCAAGTTGCTGGCCGTTTCCTCCAAGGCTAGGGCCGACGCCTTAAAGAAGGAACTCAGTGACCTCGTGGACGCCGAGGGTTACGAAGGGGACAACGGTCACCTGTGGTACGAGATAGGTGACTACAAACTGAAACGTGAACGTAGGGTTAGTAAGTCGTTCGACCTAGAGGAGTGCGAGCAGTGGGCTAGGTCCACCGGCTTGTGGGATGAGGTTAAAGAGGTTGTTGAGTCGGTGAGCGAGGACAAGGTGCTTGCTCTAGCGTGGGACGATCTTGAAGTCCGTGAAGCCATCGAGCGCTTCTACAAGGAGAAAGAAACGTGGGCATTCAAACTATGAAACCACCTACCTATTTCCAGCACCTACTGGAGCGGGACCACTCTGGTCTGCTAGACGAAGACGAAGAGTCAGAGGAACTTGATTATCCGGGTAGTACCCCCCCGCGAAATCGGGCAGATAGCCCTATTCCGAAGTCCCGGTTTGATAGCGCTCTTTCAGACGCCAAACCCAAGTACTACAAGGTCCATGGTGAACTGCGTGAGTTCTTCCCCATAGGGGAACTGGCACGGTTGTTGCATCGCAAGGCTGTGACGATTAGGATGTGGGAGAGGAACGGATGGATACCACATGCCAACTACCGCACGCCTGCCCCCAAGGGCGAACAGATTCCCGGCGTCGAGCCCAAGGGCCGTCGCCTCTACAGTCGGGAGCAGGTCGAGTTTCTGCTCACCGCCGTCGAGGGGTTCAACCTCGACAACCAAAAGGAAGCCGACTGGAATGGCTTCAAATCACACACCGTAGCCAACTGGCCGGTGTAACGAGAGAGATGAGAGAATAATATGCCAATAGACTATGACGTTGCGACTGCTGAGGAAGCCCCTCAGCCGGAAGTGAGAAAGATCATCCGGTCGGGATGGGGTGCTGTAGACACCTTGAAGCAGGAGGACGCCAACTATGCCGTCCGACTGAAGACCGGCAATGATCCCGTGCTCATCAAGTTCCTACAGGACGCCCCGTATGCCTCGTGGAGGCAGCACTGGGTGAACCGCACAGGCCAGAAGTCCTTCGTCTGTCGGGATGGTATGGACGACCGGGGCTGCCCACTGTGTGACGCAGGTAACCGACCCCGTCCCCTGTTCGCCTTTAACGTGCTCCTTCTGGAGCGTGGGGAGGAACCGTCGCTGCGCTCGTACGAGGCAGGCACACGGGTCATCGCCACCCTTAGGAACTTCAACGAGGACGAGCGTCAGGGCCCCCTGTCCAAGCATTACTGGGCAGTCAGTCGCAGTGGCACGGGCCCACAGACTCAGTACAACCACCTACTCATCAAGGAGCGTGATCTCAGCGATGAGTGGGGGATCACCCCGCTGACCGCAGAGGCTCTGGATCAGTCGGAATCCAAGGCGTACGACGCCGACATCATGCGTATTTCATCTTACGAAGACATGGTTGCTCTGGTCAATGAAGACGTTGGAGCGATCTAAGAGAACGAGTGGGGGCCGGGGCCTTTTCCCCTCCTTTCGCCCCGGTCCCCACTTTATTTCGTCAATAGATGAGATACAGGAACTAGTCGATGTAGTAGTCGCCTATGGGTCGTTTGCGTTTGACGTGGAGACAGTTGGGGTTCTGTCCCACCACCCTGATCTTTCTGAGCAGGTGGACGCACAGGTTGAGGCTCACGTTCAGACGTTGTCTACTACCACTGACTCCGTGGTTGCCCGCGCACGGGTAACCAAGGAGGAGGCTATGACTAAAACCATCGCCTTGGACCCGAAGCGCAACGAGGTTATCTGGTTGGGGATTGCCACAAATGGAAGGTCTTGGGCCATTCCGGTGGGACACCCCTGCGGAGAAGTGATAGTCCCAGAGGAACGTGGTGACGGTTCTACCGTCCCCCCAACTGGTCACCGCAAGATCCTGAAAAGCGGCGAAGAGTCCATGGCGAAGGCTAGGTACTACATCCCGGCCACGTTTATGGCCCCTCCAGACCAGTTGTCACGGGCCGCAGTCTTTGAGGCGCTCAAACCTATCTTCTTTGACAACTCGTTAGTGAAGGTCGGACACAACGTCAAGTTTGACGCTCGTACCATAGCGAAGTACTACGGAGAACTGCCAGTAGGGCCTCTACACGACACGATGCTCCTACAGCATGTGCTGGACGAGAACATCTCCTCGTTTAGACTAACTTCCTTGATTAGTCATAACTTTGGGGAACACAACCCGTATGCCAAGCACGGCAAGGTCGGTGCGTTTATTTCTACTACACCCTTTTCCGTCGCCTGCGAATACGTCCACCTAGACGCTCGCTGGACGTGGCTGTTATACCAGAAGTTGATTCGGGGGCTAACCACCGACTTTAAGCCAGTGTTCTCTCAAGATGTGGAGGTCTTGGAGGTACTGATGTCTATGGAGGACATAGGCATGAAAGTTGATGCTGGGGGGCTCTCTGCGCTAGGTGAGGAACTTGACACCAAGATGCGGAACGTGCATTCTGAGATAACTGCGATCACCTACCCCGGCTTTAACCCAGATTCTGTCAAAGACAAGCGCACGTTTCTGTTTAGCGGTAAGCGTGAAGGCGGGCTGGGTCTCAAGCCCACTAAGTCCACAGACAAGGGACAGGCGTCTGTGGATCACGACTCCTTGACAGCCATGAGAAGTAAGCACCCAATCATTCCCCTGTTCCTCGATTGGGCAGAGTACAAGAAGATGAAGAGTACCTACGTTGACGGCCTTCTGGAGAAGATCAACAAGGGCCGCTTACACCCAAACTTCCATCTGCACCGTACAGCCACTGGCAGGCTGTCTTCGTCTAACCCTAACCTCCAGAATGTCCCACGGGACACCAGCATCCGGGGACTGTTTGAGGCTGACGCTAATAGTTTGTTGATCGTTGCCGACTACGATCAGATTGAACTTAGGGTCATGGCTATGTTCAGCAGGGACGAGAACATGATGACCATTTTCACAGAGGGCACTGACATTCACGCTGGTGCAGCGGCTCTACTCTTTGACAAGCCCGTGGGGGAAGTCACGAGCGAGGAACGCCAACTAGGCAAGTCGGCTAACTTCCTCACGGCTTATGGTGGTGGTGCCGGGAAGTTGTCGTCCACCGCTGGAGTGACACTAACCAAGGCTCGTGAGATCATAAACCAGTACTATGAGCAGTTTAACGGTCTAACACTGTGGAAGCACAAGGTCGTGATGAGGGCCAAGAAGGATGGGTTTGTCACTACCATCTCAGGCCGTCGCCGTCGCCTACCGGACATCAACTCCAACAACGACGAACTCCGGTCCAGAGCGGAGAGGCAGGCGGTCAACGCAATAGTACAGGGCAGTGCCTCTGACATCTGTAAGAAGGCCATGATAAAGGCACAACCTCAGGTGGTTGCTTTCGGTGGAAAGTTGCTGGTACAGGTGCATGACGAGTTGGTTGTGAACGTGCCAGACGATGATCGGGTAGACTATTACTCTGAGATCATTCAAGAATCAATGGGGCACGGCAAGGACCTGAATGGGGTTCCCATAGTTGTAACAGCCCACTATGGGCGCACATGGTCGGAGGCAAAGTGACCGAACAAGAGACTACCGTGTCCCAGAGGAACTTCTACTTGATGCTGTCCCCCCCAGACGGTCAGGACATCCCTAATAACCTAGGGTTCTCCCCCTCGTCAGAGGACGTGTATGAAGAAGAGCAGAAGGACGTTCTCAGGAGTTGGGCCATTCTCACTCAGGCGGGTGTTGTAGACTCTATGTCCGACGCAGCGGACTGGATGGCTGACGTTATGGTCAACGACAACATGCTGCCCCCCGGTGACGCTGGTGATGACATGGAGGACACCGATATCGTGAATGTTGGCTTTGACTTGGACAACCCAGAGAGTGATTCCTTCATGTCGTTCCACAGCATTCCGTACGGAGAACTTAGGAAGATGCACCAACAGATCAAGGACTCCACCTACCATACTGTTCTGGGTTGCTTGGTAGGCGCAGTGTCCAAGTTGTTGGACGAGGACCTGATAGAGTTAACAACTGTCTGAGTACAAGGAGTAGTTATGAGTGACTGGTGGGCTGATCGCCTAGCGGGAAAAGAAGCGCAGCCTAAAGCCGCCCCGGTGGTCCGGGTTGGTAGTACGCCTCCCATTATGTTCAACACTGTTGCACCACCCGCCACGGTGACGGAGGCCCCACCGACGCCACAGGAACAGTACATGGCTACACAGACGGCGATGGACCCCAACGAGAACATGACTATGGGTGAGGCAATCCGCTCTTGGAAGGGTGGTGAAGCCCACCGCAAGGAAGCAGGCAATAAGTGCCCCGAGTGTGGTAGTGGTAATGTCTTCTCCCGCATGGCTAAAGGTGCAGGCTCTGGTATCAACGGTAATCATCCAGCCCCCCGTTGTTATGAATGCGGTTGGAATGGAATCTACGATCAGGGTATACAAGCAAACTGGATAATGCCTAACTAACAGAATAAGGATACTAAGTGTCTACGACTAACTACGAGACAGTAGAAGAGATCGCACGAGCGGTTAACAAGAAGTTTGGTGACGAAGTAGTTGTACAGGGGAGCCGTATTTCGGAGAAACTCCCCCGTATCACGACCGGGATGCTGGCCTTCGACATGATGTTGGGTGGAGGCTGGCCCGTCAACCAATGGTCAGAGATCGTGGGTGACGAATCGTCTGGGAAGACGGCTGTTGCTTACAAGACCATCGCTGCAAATCAGGCACTGGACCCCAACTGGACCGCCCTGTGGGTGGCAGCAGAGGAGTATGTGCCCGAGTACGCCGAAGCAATCGGCGTGGACTTGGAGCGCCTGTGGGTGGTTGAGACCAACCTCATGGAGCACGCATACGACCTAGTCATACGGGCACAGGGTAACCGTGCGGTGGACTGCGTGGTGCTGGACTCTCTCCCCGCTCTGGTCCCCGGTGATGAGGACGAACGGCAGATGGCCGAGTTCACTGTTGGGTTAGGGGCCCGTCTCACCGGTAAGTTCTTCCGCAAGTCCGCCAAGGCCCAGAGACGTTCCCTCGTAGAGGAAGAGCGTGGGTGTACTGGACTGATTATCAACCAGTGGAGGGACAAGATTGGTGTTCTGTGGGGGGACCCACGCACCACCCCCGGTGGCAAGGCCAAGAACTTCCACTACTTCAGCCGTGTAGAGGTGAAGAAGGACGAGTGGCTAAAGGAAGGGAAAGTCGCTGTAGGTCAGACCATCAAAGGCCGTACTATCAAGAACAAGACATACCGACCGCAGCAGCAGGCCGTGGTGGACTTCTACTTCGCTGATTCCGGTGGGTTCCACATGGGGGACTTCGATACGGTCAAGGACGTGGTAAACATTGCCATCACCTGTGAGATCATTACCCGAGCCGGTGCGTTCTACTCCTACAAGGACTCTAAGTGGCAGGGTAAGGATAAGGTGCTAGAGGCTCTCAGAGCCGATCTGGGCCTTCAGGACGAACTGCGAGACGAACTGATGGAAACCCTCAGTGACTGACATACACCGACGCTCTAAGAAGCAGGAGGAGCGTACTGCGGAGAAGTACAATGGCAGTAGAAATGTCATGTCTGGTGCTGGCTGGGTACGCAAGAACGATGTTCGTACTAGTGATCTTCTCGTAGAGAACAAGTTTACGGATAAGAAGTCGTATTCCATAGTGTCACAGGAGATGGTTAAACTGGCAAGGACGGCCATTCTGGAGGACCGTATCCCTGTGCTACAGGTCGATCTTGGCGGACGGTCCTATGTGGTTCTATTGGAAAACGACTTTATGGAGATGATACAAGATGACTGAAGACGCTTGGAAGATTGAGGCCATGAAGGCCAGCATGAAAAGTAAGTCTAAAGTAGTACCCCTAATCTACCCACACATCTTGCAGGAGTACAAGGATAATAACCTGCACAGGGACACCGTGCATTTCCACCCCAGCGAAATCTGCAAGCGTGACTGGTGTGTACGACAGTCGTCTTACCGGATGATGGGATATGAGGAATCCAACCCGGAGAAGCCCAAGCCGTTTAAGACACTCAACATCTTTGAAGAGGGCAACCGCATCCATCGTAAGTGGCAGGGGTGGCTTAAAGACATCGGACTTCTTCAAGGGCAGTGGTACTGTCGGGAGTGCTACCATCTGTGGTACGGGAAGCCAATGTGCGAGGAGTGCCACTCCAAGCAGGTGGACTACCAAGAGGTTCCACTCTACGATGAAGACCACCACATCATCGGACACGCTGACGGCCATGTGGAACTGAACGGAGAGGACTACCTGATTGAGATTAAGAGTGTAGGTATTGGTACTTTCCGGTACGAGAACTTCCCACTGTTCAATCGGTACGCC